TCCTCTATTGCCCACCAGATACGACGATTATATAACTCTTTATCAGTTACTGATGAAGAGTTTTTTTAATGTCGTAAAGGAGTATATAAAATGACGATCACAAACTCAGATAATATCGTATCTCACATCTCTCGTGCATATGTAGAATCACGCATTTCAAAAGAGAATAAGCCGTATCAAGTATTGACTATTGAATGGGTCATGCCTAACGGTAATACATACAAGCAATCAGTATTTCTCTCAAATGAGCAAGTTGCACTGATAGATTCGTCTGTTGCTAAGGAGTCCTTGCTTTAATTGCAGGGCTCTTATGTTTTTTGGTGCTTGCGATTTAAAGTAAGTTAAAAGTCAAGATAGAAGCTGCCAGAGTGCCATTGTAGCGGGCTGGTACTCAAGTGTTATATTGAATAATTAAAAGCTACAAGAAAGGATAAAAGCAAGTATATGAAGCTTATTGAAGCAGCTGACGCTACTAGCATCATTACGACAGTTATCGGGTATTTTACTCAAAACTGGCCTGCTCTTGCAATTCTGATCGGCTTTGGTGTTGGTCTGAAGTTGTTCCGCAGTTTCGGCAACCGTGGCTTAAAGGGTCGTTTCTAGTAGTTCGCGGGGTGTGTATCTTCCACCACATGTACGCCCCGCACCTTGCTTAAATTCAATTATGAAGACTATCGAGATTGTACAATTAATAACTCAGACTCTATCTGCCAATTTCTCTTCTCTTTTGGCTATTGTTGCTGTAGGAGCTGGAGTCAAGATAGTTTTAGATATTATTTTTAAGTCTCTTTATTCGGTTACTAATTCTAGATAGGAGTTTTTTTATGTCGTCAATGGAGTTACAGGCAATTTTAGATAAGTTTCTTGTAAAATTTTTTGTGATTCTATTTTCTGCCATTATTTGTTGGTATCTAATAAGACGGATTAGTTATTCAGGAGGTGATAGATAAATGAGTTCTAGCGATATCGTCATTTTAATTTATAATGTCATAACTGTTTTGGCTTTAATCTCTCTTGTTTGTCTTCTTTATAATGAGCTGTTTAAGAATAGAGGTAATAGAAAATGATAATGCTAATCATTCTCTTCTCTATTTTTCTTCTTTTTTTAGTAGTCTTTTCAATTGATGAAGAGATAGAGTATCAAACTTATTTGAGAGAGAAGGTAAACAGTGAGCATAAATAAGAGATTTCTTTACGGTATATCGGCTCTTTTAATTTTGGGACATTCTTTAATATCTCCATTTAATAAAGCGTCGGCTCTTGAGGTTGGAGATAAAAATCACCCGTTTAATATTACAAAGAAGCTTTATATAGGCGATGGTCCAAATAATCAGATAGATGTTACTAACTATTTAGATATTCTTCTTTTTAGTAATAGAACTGAGTTTGATGGTCGTAAGATTCAATGGTCTTGTCCTATTTTGACAAAAGATCAAGCTTTTACTAGTTACAAAAAGGCTATAGCTAATAATGAGGGTTGGCTTCTTACTCAAACGGAGCATAAAAGAACGGTTCATATTCTTTCTACTAAAGATGATTTGTATACTATGAGTAGTGTTAATCTTTACTGGTCTGAAGTAAAGACAGGTAAACTTCCATTGCGTTATACTGAATCTCAACAAAAGTATTTGCATAATATGTATATTTCTGGTGTTGATAAGTCTGTCATCGGTTATTATCTTACAGTTTTTATGGACTATCGATTCTCAAATAATATATATGTTAGCTGCGGTAAGCTTAGTGATAAAACAATTAGATTTTCTGCTAATAATCCCGACACTGCTGATTATTGGATTGAAAAAGGTGAGTATCATAAGGAGTCTACTTATTTGAATACTTTTCCATATGAGATAGATAGAAATACAATTACTTGGGGTATTGGATTCATTCCTGATGCTGTGCAACAAACTCTATATCCTCATTTTGAATACGATTTGAAGTATCTTAAACTTAAATTACATCATCTTAAAAAAGAGGATTCTATAAAGTTCCCTGATGCTTGGTCCAGTTATGATAATAAGAAGGGGTATTATATTCCTGATAAGTCCGATTATTATTTACAGTTTACTGTACAGAAACGTAAAGGTGGTGAAGTAGTTCCTAACGGATTACAATATGTAAAAGCGGATGGGTCTTTTGAGGTTGATTTACCTTCATTGGATGAATACTCTATTTCTGCTAAGTATACTATTAAGGTTTGTTATGCTTATTCTTACGATAGAGATAAAACTATAACGCCTGCTGAAGGTGATTATTGTTTTTATTCTCCACCCGATGAAAAGGAAGATTTAAAATATGCTGATAGAACTGTTTATATTAAAGCAGATGGCAAGGTCCATTCTGGTAGTACTCTCGGCTTAAAGTGTGATTATGGTTTTTGTTCTGAATTACCTCAAAAGCCAAAATATGAAGATTGTTCTCAGTACGATTATAATTTTAATGGATTAAAGATACCTTCTTTCGGTTCTATCGCTTGCGCTATACGTAATTCTTTTGTTTGGTTTTTTACGGATTTTATTTTTGGCATAATCTTTCCAAAGATTGAAGACATTCAATCCTTATGGGATGATTTGTTGAATACTATTATTGATCGATTGGGCTTTTTGGCCTTGCCGTTCACTTTTATAAAAGGTGTATTCACTGCAGTACAAGCTATGACTACTAATAATAGTACTTGTGCTGTTTCGCTTACTGTTTTTGGCTCTGCCGCTAACCTTGAGATGTGTAGGTGGCGATATCAATTACCTGCCGTCTGGTCATTTATGCAGATATTTCTTCAAGGTGGTATGGCTATTGGCTTTTTGTGGACTTGCTATAGGCTCGCTAATCGGTTCTTCGGTATTTATGTTGAGGATTATGAAGAAGAAGATCACGATACTCAGTCTATACGTTGGTTTGACGAGCGTACTGGTGATCACGGTGATTGGGAAGAAAGGAGAAAGGATTAGTTTATGATAGTGATGTTTATTTTATCGTTTATAGTCGTTATAATTAAATTCATTTTATCTCTTATATTGATTCCCGCTGCTCCATTAGTCTTTCTTAATGCTATTAATAATGTTGTTCCTTATTTTGCTTTTCCTATAGTCGTTCTGAGAAATTATATAGGTGATACATTCTTCGCTACAATGCTCGTTATGATCGTTACTAGTATTACTGTGTTTATAGCAATACGTCCTGTTCTTTGGTTCTATAACAAAGTGAGGGGTCATTAATGCCTAATATTTTACCATTTGTTTCTAAGTCTTTATCTTTCGATAAAGAAGCTATTAGAGAAAATAGACGCAATCTTAAGGATCCAGATTACTTTCGTCCCTCAGGTATTCAGACCTTTTTCGGTGAACAAGGTGATGGCAAGACCATAACTCTAATTCATTTTTATAAGAAGATCGCAAAACGATATCCAAAGGCTATTGTTGTTTCTAATATTATATTAAAAGATCGTACCGCTCTTAAGTTTGATGGATCTTTAGATAAATTAAAGTCTATCCTCTCTCGTGAGATCGATACTGTTTCTAGCTATATCTATTATTCTTCTTTAGAAGAATATGCACTTGTCAATCAATGCGTCCGTAACGGTAAATATGGTGTGATAGTTATTACTGATGAATATCAAAATTATTTTTCTAATCAGGATTCTCGAAACGTTCCGCCTTGGGTCATTCATCAGGCCGCTCAGAATCGTAAACAGAAACGGATCCACCTCGTTACCTCTCAGGATTACGATCAATTAGTAAAAGCTGTGCGTCGTCGTTCTGATATTGCTTTCAAATGCAAGTCTTTTGCTCTTCCATTCGGTTTGTCTGCTGGCCCTATTTTTACGATTTACTGGGCGTTTATCGCTAAGAAGCTGGAGTTTGATAACAACGGCAAGCGTGTTGACGGATCGCGTCCTCTTAAAATGGGATTCTTCTTTCAGTCGCAAGCGTTGCGTGATTCATACGATACTAATCAGGTCGTCTTTACTGGTTCTCAGGCTGACGGCGTCTATCTTGCATCACAACCCACTGTCACGATAAAGAAATTGGCCGTTCCCCTTAGAAGGAGAAAGGGGGTGTTTTTCAGGTAGAAGTGACTCTCTGATCGGCGCGAAAAGTTGGCTTTTCGCGTCCGGGCGGTGTGTGTAGGCTCCCGCCCGTAGGGCTACTTGATAACCCAACACTTAACAAGCGTTTATAGAGGTAAACAACACGTAAAAAATAACATATTGGGGGTATGTTTAATGAATCAATCTTTAACTGTAATTGAACACATTACAAAGGAATACCCTAATAATATGTATAAAGTCACTATTTTTAACAATCCCTTAGTTATTCCACGGCCCAGATTGGGTCATAAGCCTAACAGAAATTCGGAGAAGCCATCAGATAAAGCTATTGAAGAGTCACTTCGTCGTACTCGTACTACTATTTTCGATTATGCTTTATCTAATAATTTTTCATATTTTGTTACTTTTACTTTCAATCCTAAGAAGGTCGATAGGTACTCTATAGAATCTACGTCTAATATTATGAAGTACTGGCTCAATCGTCAGAAGAAGCACTCTCCTAATTTTGCATACGTGATTGTTCCCGAATTCCATAAAGACGGTGCTATCCATTTTCACGCTTTGATTCGTGATTATAATGCTGAATTAAAATCTACTAATGTTTTTCAGAATGGTAAACGCGTCTATAATCTTACAGGTTTTACTGCTGGCTTTACTAACGCTCAGAAGCTTGACGATGATCAAACTAAGGCTGCAGCGTATCTTACTAAGTATATTACTAAGGATATGATCAATCGATTCAATAAACGTCGCTACTGGGCTTCTAAGAATCTATACAAACCTGTAAAGCGTTATGAATCATTATCTGAATTAGGGTTGGATCCGTATATTTTTGATGACAATTTAGTCTTCTCTTCTGATAAGTATGATATATCTGTTTATCAGTTTAAACGTGATTCAGCTATTGATTCTATTTATGATCTATTGATCGATAGAGATGTACCTACTTCGTCATCTGTTATTCCTGTTAGCGTCAGACTTCGTCAAGCATCATTACCTACAATATTCAAACAGACCCGCCCTCTTCCGCCTTAATTTTTTGTTTTTAGATAGTCTTCTATAATTTTCTTTATCTCTACAGTTTTATTGTAAATTCCTACTGTACAGAATGAAGCTATCATCATAATTATCATACATAAGAATACGATAAATATTACTATTATAGTTTCTAGCGGTAATTGTGTTAGATCCATTTTTTTTCCTTTTTTATTTAGTTTTATCTATAGGTGCATTATATAACATAAATTGGAGGGTAGAAAGTGATTCTTTATGAAAATATCTGAAGCCTTTAAGCTTTATATTTGCGATTATGTATTAAGGGCTGGCAAGTCTATTAATACTGAATCTAGTTATTTAAATATCAGTAAGTCCTTGATCTCATTCTTTGGAGATGTAGATATTGAAAGTCTATCTTTTTCGGATTTTAGAGATTGGCACAACTTTGTTTCATCTCGATGGAGATCTAATACCGTTCGTAATGCTATCTCTTGCATTCGTATGGTTTTAAAGATGGCCGCAAGAAAAGGATTTGATGTTATAGATTATGAAGAATTAGTTGTTCCTAAGCGTGAGAAGTATATTATTCAATACTTATTACCAGAGGAGATTGAGGATTTTATTTCTGTTGCCTCTCGTCAATGTAGAGGATATGGATCCATGAATCGATTGCGCAACATTGCAATATTGCGTTTGTTGGCCGCATCGGGTATTCGTGTTTCTGAATTAGTATCCTTGAATCGCAATAGTATTCGTCATCGGAAATTTACGGTCATTGGAAAGAGTAAGAATCCTCGTGTTGTTTTTATTGATGAAGCCACTGAAGATGCTATAAATAATTATTTAGCTTGTCGTACTGATGACAACTCTGCCCTCTTTATTTCTCATCAAGGCGATCGATCTCGTCTTACTACTGGCGGTGTTCGTCGTATATTTGAATCTATTTGCGATAATTCAGACTTTATTAACGTAACCCCTCATACTATTCGCCATTCGTTTGCTACAATGCTTTTAGATAAAGGTATTGAATTATGCTATATTTCGGATCTACTGGGCCATCAGAGTTTGGATACGACGCGTATTTATACACACTATACGAATACAAAATTACAACATATTTATGATTCAGTTATGACTTAAATATGTTATTATATATGTAGTTAGTAACTTTTACAGAGTATTCCATTGACGTTGAAGAGGTGAGAGGTTCGAATCCTCTATTGCCCACCAGATACGATACACAAGCCTCGTCGACGATAAACGAGGCTTTTCTATTATCTGCTATGCAGACCTTGACTTTATTTAATAAGTATGTT